CATCGAAAACCTTTATCCCTTGTTTAATAACATCATCTAGGCCTCGTCTTATTAAATAATTTACTATTGGAGTAAAGGAACCAGAACAATACTTTTCTATATCATTAAAAATTTCTTCTTTGAAATACATTACCTTTCTAATAGATCTTATCTCATTACTTTTCTTTCCTGTTATCATCAATAGTATATCTTTCCTAGAAGGGTTCTTCCTAGAAACTCTATGAGTGACCCTATTAGGCTCATTTATAAAGTCATCTTTATTAATATTTTTGCTCATAAACTGTCCTCTATAAAAAATTCTTCGTTAGTTATTTCAAGATAAAGTTCTTTCATTTCTAATGAAGCTTTAGGTATATATTTTTCTAATTGATACTTTTTCATTACTTGCATATCCTTTCTTTCTGATTCGATAACTATTAGAGAATCTTCTAAAGAATGCTCAAATGATATACGATTAAAAATCTTTGTTTTCATAATATGCATATATTCTAATTTTTCTATAGCGGCTATACTGTTATGGAGTGCCATTTGTTTACCTACTGAACGGCACTGATTTAATATAATTTTTCCTATCATGGCTTCATTATATAATTTTGATTTTTCGATAACTTCATCCATTTTTGATAAGGTTCCGATGTCTGCTCTTCCTGGTCTGACAGGTATAAATACTTCGTTAACCAATTCACACGACATGGCTGATCTTAATTCAACCGAATCATACCCCCCTGCATCTATCACGATCACATCAAACTGAGTAGAGAAATTTTCAATTTCTTTACCTATGTATCTTCCTGATAGCTGGATACAATTAGGAGTGAATTTTAATGATTTATCGTGCCGTTCATTTATAAATTCAGAAGAGGTGGTCGAACCTTTACTATCTATATCTATTAGAAGTGTCTTTTTATTCATATAGCAACTCATTACAGACAAGTTTGTTGCAATGGTGCTTTTCCCTGGCCCTCCCTTTGCCCCTCCTATTAAAATAATTTTCATCGTTATACTCTATTAACATGAGGAGGTAATATATTAATACATTACACCTATAGATGCAATGTAGTTATGCACTACACTAATACGTAAGGTGTACAAAAGTGTAATATAATTTATAGATACACCAACCCCCTATAAAAATAGTGTTTTTCTTACAAAAAGATAAAATAAATTATTTTAGATAATAATATTAGGGTTGACAAACGTAAGGAGGGCAGGTCATACTATAGTTAGTATTTACTTCACAACATAAAGATAATTACAACGTCATAACGACGGCTTAATACAACATTCTGAAAGGGTTTCCTATGCAAAATATAGGCCACCCTTTAGTCGCTATATTTTCTTGGCAGAAGACACGACTAAAGGGAACCACAATCGATGCAATTATAGCAAGCGATAGACATAAAAAGCAACAAATAATTTCGCTGACATGGATGTTATAGCCGAAATGTTGACTAATAATTCTACCTATCATTATGATAGACCCTCCTGGCATTATGATAGACCAGCATTCTTAGAAGAATGTATCAATCGTTGTAAAAAACTTCATAAAAACCGTATCTTTCTACAGAAAATAGGTTCTGTTTCAAATAAATTATTAGAATCTCTTAAGTCATTTTCTCAAGCTTTATTCCACTATACAGATTTAGCAAGTTTTCAATATGGCGTATGGAATAAACAGAAGGGCATATTTAATAATTTCGATTTAAAGATACTAAGACGCGTAACAGGGATTTCTACTTATTATTTCAATCGATGTATTGTCCTTCTTAAGAAAGCGGGCTATATGACCGTTTATAGAGACTATAAGGAGATTCCATCAAGACATATAGAGAAGGGTAGCCCTGAATATAACAAAGCCTTCAAATCCCTTCCTGCTACGCGTAAGATTTCACGGTCTTTCTTCATAGATTTAGGATTTAACAAAGAGCGGTTAGAATCAAATCAGCATGCGGCTTCTAATAAGCGCATAGATAAGATTAGAAAAGAAAAGATTAAAAAAGACGCCATCAACAAACCTTCCTCTTATAATTGGTTTTCCACAGAAAAAACAACAAAAGATAAGAATGGTAAATATCACATATCAAAGATAAAAGAGATTTTTAAAAGTATACCTCTTCAAGAATCTGGCCCCTGACTCTTAATATTTTTTTAATCTATTTAGCTATAGAGATATTCTTGTACCTGCTTCTCTATATTGTCTATTTTTTGAACTATATTTATTCTAAATTATCTTATTCCGGGTCAATTTAACCTATTTATATTCTCCAGGGGATTATATTTTAAATTATTATCGATCTTCATTAATCATGTATGTATATATAGTATATAGAGATAAGATAACCCTACATCTTGTGCATAACTTTTATTAGGATAAGACATGTCAAAAGGAATTAACAAAGCCATCCTATTAGGAAATATAGGCAATGAACCAGAATTACGCCATCTACCCAATGGAACTGCCGTAACCACTATTAATATCGCTACGAGTGAAAGCTGGAAGGATAAGACAGGCGAAAAGCAAGAGAAGACGGAATGGCATAGAGTCGTACTATTCAAACGCCTAGCCGAATTCGCTGCACAATATATTAAAAAAGGCTCTAAAGTTTATGTAGAAGGAAAAATACAAACAAGAAAATGGAAAGATAAAGTGACTGGACAAGAAAAAACCATCACTGAGATCCTCGCTCATGACTTACAAATGATAAGTAATGTAAGTACTCAAACAACCCAGAAATCACCTCAGCCTTTTCTACCTGAACCAGAAACAGGATTTACTGAGGACGACATACCATTCTAAACGTTTGACTAACTTCGGTAAAACGATAATAACCATATTCCTGTTTATAAATTATATGTAAGCCTTTTGATTAGCTGAAATCACGATTATATTTTTTTTAAACACAATATATAGTCTAGTTACGTTTAATAATAACTTAATAAAGGAGCTATAATAAATGAATATACTAGTGGCAGAAGATAATAAAGTATTCCAAAGAATACTATCTTATTATATTATCAGGTCAAAACATAAGCCAATTATAAAAAATAATGGCCAGGAAGCGTTAGATTATTTACTTGATGAAAATAATACTTATCCTGATTTTATCATATCGGATATGTATATGCCCGTTATGAATGGAATAGAATTTATAAAAAATCTTAGAAAATTTGATAAAAAAACCGAGATTATGTTATCAACCACTAATCGTGAGCAACATAACAAGGAAGAATATGAGAAACAGGGGTTAGGATATTTAAATATCTCCCACTTTTGTCCAAAAACAGGAGATATGAAAGAAATAACAAAAATATTAAGGGACTTAAATAATACAAATTTAGTCTACAAATAAACTTTCAGGGACAGTACACATAAATCCAATTGAGATAGATTTCTCTAGTAATTGCTTTTTATTGGTAACTTTAAATTTGAGCATTATTCTCTCTATGTGGGTTCTTACTGTACTGTCCGTTAAAGGCGCATCGGGCTTAGAAAGTCTTTGAGCAATTTCTACCGCATTTATTCCGTGATTAAACCAAAAAAGAACCTCTTGTTCTCTTTTAGTCAATCTTTCAAAACCTTTCTTTTCTTGAATTCTATACTGAAATTGTTTACGTTTTAAACCGTCATTTTCCATCATAATAAGTCTACCAACATCAAATATAGAATTTTCAGTCATATCTATATAATTGGCTAATATTCCTATTACCCCATTGCTTTCTTTATCAACAATTGGCTTATGATGACCAAAATAAACCTTCCATCCATCGGCATAATTTCCATAGCTTATAAATCTAACTAATTTGTTATTTTCTATGCCGTATTGACAATCTTTTTCCCACTGCGCATGATTTCTAACCGCATCTGCATTAATATTTTCAAATTTAACATCGTAAGATTCTTCTACTGTTTTAAATCCTATTGTTTCAAGAAATCCTATTGAATTATTTATGTATGTATTTTCTGTGGAAAATATAGAGGTTATACCTGGAAATTCATCAATAGGAAATTTTTCGGCATAGGCAATTAACTTTTTTCTTCGCTCTTCTTTTGTTAGTGTCATAAAAACTACTCCTAATTTTTAGTATAATAAGTATAGCATATTAATTAATTCTTTTTTAAGTATTGTTTATTTTTTGTACTATTTGAGAAGAGGGGTTTTAAGGCTAATAAATACAAATGGTTGTATTTTTTTACAATAGATATGAACAACCTTATCCCCAGAAAATGTTAATAACTAAATGTTGACAATTAGTATCGAATTTAGTATAGTTATATACTGTCTGTATATATACGTGCGTTATATTTTTACTCCCTTGATATAACGCACTTTTTTATATTAATAAATGATAGTAAAAAAGATAGTACATTCAAAATTTATCTATCGATTACTTAGAAATTTTTTAACATCCTCTATAGTAATTTCACCTTATATCTTCTATTTAAATCTAAATGGAAAAACGTATAAAGAAATAGATTTTATTATTTCCCTATATAAGATACGAATAAATAGAATTTTTAGTAACGCTATTTTAGAAAGTAAGAAATATTGAGAGAAGAGTAGGCCTATATTAATTTAATAGGCCTAACCCTAGATTAGAATCAACCGAAGTTGTATTTGAAACCTACCGATAAATAATCGATATTTCCGATTTTTCTGCTTGCCATGGGTTGAATATGTGTTAAGGAAGCGTCGACCGCCATATCTTTTGAGATATCAAAACTAATTCCTCCGGCAACTTCGGGAGCGATAGTATGTTTTGAAGAATTAAAATTTACGGTTTCGTCAATATTGTCAGATATATCTGTCACTAAGTAAGCTGCTCCGACTTTCCCGTAAATAGATACGTTGTTAGACACGGGTACTGAAACCTTACCTAAAATATCTATAGCATTTTGATTGACGGAAATATCAAACTGCTTATCTGAGATGCTATTAACAGTATGGCTGTTTATTCTAAAATATCCCGTTTCAATTGCGAAATATTTGTTAATGTTATAGCCGGCAGCTAATCTATAAGCGAGTCCGTCATTATTAGTCATAGGCCCCTCATTGTTTTCAGCCAAATGGGTTCCTGCATAACCTGCTTGTCCGCTTACATAGAAAGGAGTTATGTCGTTTGCAGAGAAATTATTATCTACTGCGTTTGCAGCATTTGCAGTCATCGACGCTAATGCGCTCACACTGATAATTCCACATGCAACTACTATTTTATTATTTATCATGATAAGTTCCTAAACTAATTAGAAATTGTATTTAATCGTATTATTGACATAAATGCAATTTAGCGCGTAATATTATTAAACCTAACCATTCGTTATCTCCTTAACTAGTTAATAATGTGGGTTGGTGGTAGGAGGGTAACTTTTTATTCCTTAGTTTTTAGTTGCCCTCCTATTTTTTATTCATATGGATTTTCCGCATGGTTCAACACGAATCATCTCTACAAATACAAATTATTCGATCGATTTCATCTCATCCTATACTTTCTCAATATGTTTTTCATATACCCAATGGAGGGTACAGAAACTATAGAGAAGCAAAAAAATTAAAATCTATGGGAGTTAAAAAAGGAGTAAGCGACCTATTCTTACCTTACCCTAATATTTTATATCATGGCTTGTGGCAAGAAGTAAAAACGCATAACGGGCATATTTCAGAAGAACAAAAAGAATGGATTTTTAAAATGAGAAAAGTGGGATATGCAGCAGAAGCCGTTAGAAATTTAGAAGAATCAGTGAATATATTTCTTTCTTATTTGGACAATACTTATATTCCCGTTTGGAAAAATTCCTAGATTGATTAAAAATATTGCACATTGTTATTCTATGTGTTATATAATGAAAATTGTACATTTTGTATAAAATTAGGAAAGTCAAGGATGGCTATTTTAACTGCTTCTAAGCGTAAAAAACTTAAAAAATCTGTTTTTGGATTGCCTTCGCAAAAGAAATATCCAATGAATGATAAAGAACATGAGATCAATGCTAAAGCTCGTGCAACTCAAATGGTTAAGAAAGGAAAACTTTCTCCTTCTTCCGCTGCAAAAATCAAAGCAAAAGCAAATCGATTACTGAAAAAATAACCCTTTAAACACTATAGGAAACTATCATGCGTCATAAGAAAGAAGATCACAAAGAACATAGCGGAAAATTTAATCACAAAAAAGTAGCGAAAGAACATTTCCTCATGGCAAAATCACATACAAGCTTAGGCAAGATGCATGAAAGTAAAGCAGCCGAAGAAACTAAAGCTAAAAGAGCATTAGGCCAGATTACAGGTGGGCAACTGAAATCTAAGCCACATACTGCTAGACGTGTTGGAGAGGGTGTTAAAGGTGAAGAACATCCCGTTCGTGAAAAACGCGCGTATAATAAGCGAAAAAAATAGTCTATGTCCCTGAAAAGATGTCCATCTTGTAATGGAAAAAAGAAAGTAGCTCCATTAGGTTTTATAGAGAAAGATTGTAATACTTGTAAAGGAATAGGGGTTATTAATTCTACTCCTTACAAAGAAACTTCCTCGGCTATAAAGGATGTTGCTAAGATTGAAGATGTTTTAGTCATGAAGAAAAAAAGGGGACGTCCACCGCGAGAATCTATTTAATGTATGACAATTTGGTATTTAATGTATGACAATGTATGATAATGTATATGTCAAATGAATCTCGCCTACCTAATGGATTAACGCAAAAGCAGTTTAATTTCTATAACAATCTTATTTCTCAAATGAAAGAAAATGGTAAGACGGAACCTACGAAAGCGGCTATAAGTGCAGGATTTGCATCAAGATGCGCTGCTACTGTTGCTGGTAGGTTAATGAAAAAGCCAGAAGGTCAAGCCTATCTACAATCTCTTCATAAAGAAGTCACTAGCTCTTCTATTGCAACTCTCGAATGGGTAATGGATAAGCTAACAAAAATAGCTACTCTCAGTGTACTAGAAGATGGAACGTTTGACCCTTCAACTTTGCAATTTTCTTTAAAGGCCATTTCTGAAATCAACAAGATAAAAGGTTACTACGCGCCGGCTAAGACAGTTAGTCTAAATATGACGATGGATGATGTACAATTTAATAGAGCAAAAGAGTTGACCGAGAAATATACTAGGGCGTATTGATGGATGATGATAACATTATTAGTTTTGAAGATAGTATTTGTGAGAAAATAGATAGAGATTTGATTGAGTTAGCTTATCATACTGATTCTCTTTTATATGATGTACATTTAAAATACGGTTATAAATATAAAAAATTAACTGAAGATTGCCTGTTAAAGGACTTAATATGTCGAATTTTTGAAAATCGTTATGCGAAATACAGAAATGATTATTCATTTGTAGTAAATAAAAGAGAATTTATTAAAGAATTAAATTTAGAAGAACTTCTTGCTAACTATCATCTTAAATACCTATGTACAGAAGATTATATTGAAAAGTTAAGGACTGATTAATTTAAATAACCATATTCCTGAAGTTAGGAATATGGTTAACGTTTTACAGGATATTTTTACCCAACTTTTACTATTTTCTTCATGTCTCTAATTAATTGCTCTCTGTCTGATTTTGTAAAATTATCTCTAACTGTTTGAAATAATCTACCATAAAATAGGCCGGATCTTTTCTTAGTCTGATTATTTTTAGTTTCTTTTTCTTCTTCGATTTTCATTAAAGAATTTTCTACTGGTGTCTTATGATCACCTTTTTTAACGTTTTCCTTTGCTTGTTGTTCTTTTTCTTTTTCCATCATTAATCTGCATCTTTCTTTAACTCCATCCATAAATTTTTCTCTACGGATTGTAGGAGCTATATCAGTCGAAGGGGCAGTTGTAGGCATATTTTCTGTAGATTCGATTTTAAATTCAGGCAAATCGATAGTTTTATATACTTTCTCAGCTTCCGCGGATGGTTTTTCTGTAGTTTCGATTTTAACTTCAGGAGCTGAAAAGTTATGAGATATAGCGTATCCCAGTGAACACAAAGCACCAAAGAAAAGATCACCTCTATTTGAATAATTAGTTGATTCTTTGGTAGTATATCTTATATCCCAAACAGCCTCATTTAGTTCTTTGTAGATTGGAGAGGAGAAATCTATTTCTATGTAGTCCTTTTTATAGAAAAGAGAGTGAAAGAATGATAAAATCTTTCTGAATAAACTTAATTTTTCTTCTTTTACATGCTCAGGTAGCATGTCCTTTATTAATTGGTCTACGCCAAATTTATCTATTGTTAGAGCTAAAAGACATATAAAGAATTCTGTCTCTTTTTCATTTGTTATTGTTGTGCCATTTCCATTATCAAATATCTTGGTGAAATCAAAATCCAATAAGTATTTTATGATAGCTTTATTTTCTAATTTTTCTAGCCCATTGAAAAATTCAGAACAGTAATTTTGAACCAGTTCGTAATTAGGAGCATCGCAGGATAGATCTAGTTCATTTTTTCTCGTCTCAAGATTATTAAGCAAGGTCGAAAGATAAATTTTTTCAGTCATATAAAACCTGTTATTATTTTAAAAGAATTTGGATTTTATATTATAAAATTTTTTTAGTAAATGTAATTTATCCCTTATCAGTCGCGTAATATCATTGCTACTGTTTATTTTGCATGCCTGTGATGAATATCATGTGCCTTAAGATCGAGATCAGCTGCTTTCATCATACCATCGACTTGGGTTTTTTCTATATTAATTTGATTCTGCATGCCTTTTTGTTGGATATCTAAGAGGGCTTTAAGGTGTTTGTTTTCAATCGATTTCTTCTCTAGTTCTAATTTAGCCATTTTTATTTGACTTTCTACGTGTAGCTCTCGTTCTTTTTGTTCAATACGTTTATTCTCTAGTTTCAATTCTTCCATTATAGGATTAGGTTGATTTTGAGCCTGTTGCATTTGCTGCATCTGCATTTGTTGTTGCATTTTTTGTTCTTGAGCCTTTTGCTGCATAAATTGTTTAGCGGCTTCTTTTACTTGGTCAATTCCTCTGATATCGACATTATCTAAAATGATGCCTAGTCCATTTACATTCATTAGTTCTGAGAAAGCAGGCATTGTTTGCATGAGACCTTGTAGTTCTTGTAATGCACGACTCTTTTGAATGGCAAAGTTAACACCCGCTTTAACTTCTATTTTCATTAGTTCTGCTTCAAAGTTCATATCAACCCCGTCGGGTTGATTAATGGGCATTGACTTAACCTCTTTTTCCGGTGTTAAAACTGCAATGCTTTTTTGATTTGCATAAACGATGGGCATGATGTTTTTGATGACATTAGCAACCTGCGTTAAAGCTTGAAGATGGCCAACGATATAAGGCATGGCAGCCGAATTAGATTGCGTTGCGCCTTCTTGAATGGCAATACCACTTAATTGGTTATTATTAATTCCTAGAGACGCATCATAGCTACCCAATACGGTTTGTGCGGTTTGGTCAGCAACAGTAAAAGCAGCTGATATTTCAGGCGGCATAGGGACACGCTGTGCCTCCCTTGGAGGAGGTAAGGGTACAGTAGGGTCATCCTTTTTAAACGCGTTAAATACCAATACGGCCGCTCTTTGTGGGTCATTATAAGCGTCTTTATATTCAGGAGGTATAGCCTCTTTAGCTGCAATCCATTTTTGTTGGGTCGTGTTTTCCATTTCATTTGCCCAGTTTTGAAGGGCAAAGTTTTTGAATTTTTGGATGCCTACAATTCCCCATAAATAAGGTTTAGTGAATTGTTCGATAGGCATACCCATTCCATTGCAAATCCATTCGCTGTCTCCATCTGTAAATATGAATGGCAAGTCTTTAAATATCGTTTCTTGATAATCTATGATTTGAGTTTCTATTAGCCTATAACGGACTACTTTCGTAAAATACGTTTTTCTTTTATTAACTACGATAGGAAGTTGAGCAATCATCCCTTTTTCTTCCCATTCCTGGCTAAACTTTTCATATTCGTCCGGCGTCATGACCTGGCCGTCTGATAACTCTAATATTTTTTCTTTTTTGCTTACTTTTTCGTAATAATCACAGACTAAGATGATATCTTCTTTGCTCGTCTTGTAAGACCAGCTATAACCTTCTATAGCACGTTGAAAAGACATTTTTTCTAGTATGATATTAGGGTACTCTTTTTCAAAAGCTTCGCGCAGCATAGGTGACGATTCAAAACAATACTCTGCATCGCCTTTATGTCTTAATTGTGCAAGAGGGTCGAAGCCTACAAGAGTAGGGTTATTGCATTTACTTAATGTTATTTTTTGCTTAAAGCTCTTTTCTGATTCATATTCTGTTGATACTTTATAAACGCTAAATCCTCCGCCTAAAGTATCTTTATGAATGTTGTACTCAGTTCCATCCTTGTGGGCATCATCTAATATCTTTCTAAATGCGCCGTCTATGAGCCTAGGTAAGGCCGGATTAATAGGAGCGTCTTGAACCGTTCTTGTTTCAATGGACGGCTCTTGCTTTGAAAACTCACCTAATTGGCGTGAAATATAAGCGTTCCCTATATTCACTTCAATAATAGGTTTTTTAAGTTCAGTTAATACGGACTCTTCATCCTCGGATAGGGTAGACTTATAAAAAAACCGTTTCATCATGTGAAATCGGTTATAGTTATCCCTAAAGAACAGATAAGATTTTTCTATATTTTTTTTAATGCGATCTAACTGTTCCGTGTGTTTTTTGGCTATCTCTGACATAATATCCGTGCTCTCATCCTTTCGCGTTGATTAAAGTTGGCAGCCATTTCCTTAACAATATCATTCGTTTCTTGTTCGTCTTCACCGTAGAAACTAATGTATTTGTTTATTAGTGTTATTTTTATAGCGTCATACATAGTGTCAGCGATATCATCAAATCGATGGCTATTATTTGCAGTAATTTTTCTACAATGTTCTATGCACAATTCGGTATGTTTACCATAGGTAGGGAGCGATATTTTCCTAGAGGCAATATAGGGTTGTATTTCTAGGAATCGAGCTGTTTTATTGCCTGATGCTTTTGTTCTTTCGACTTCATGGATAGTGATTCCTCTAAATTCTTTTAATATTGAAATCAACATAGTTCCTGTTGATTTCTTTTCTATCGCAATAAAAGAGGGTTTCTTTTTATGTCTAGCACAAAGACTATAGAAGCTCATTAGCTGTAGACGTAGGTCTTTAGGCTCTATCCATAATTCATCGCAATCTATCCAATGTAGACCATACTCATTGGTTTCATGCTCATAATTTTTTATCTTATAAATTCCCCAAAAGCTAAAAACAGTGGCGTCATTATAGGTTTTATCGGTTTCTGCTGTATCAACTGTGATAAAGGTATTAAGAATTTCTGGCTCTTCGTTCATGAGATAGAACCATTCTTTTTTAAATATTCCTCCGCCAGCAGGTTGCGGGTCTTGTTGATATTGAGAAGCAAAAACGTACGGACTATCTTGCTTTATCTTTAGTAATGATTTTTCGTCATGTAATTCTGGGTAAAGAGGGTGATTATGTTCATCCAGGGATTTTAAGATGATAGATAACCATTCATCATTATTTAATAAATGGGATGGTAAATCATCTTCGTGTAGGCGTTGCCCAATAAATATAATGGGTGTATTTATCGAATTAACACGGTGTTTTAAGGTATTGTGATACCACTCTATAATGCCCTTTCTAATGGTATCACTAGTCACCTCATCAGGCTTATGAATATCATCAATGATAATAGCTCCCCCGAATCTGTCACTTTTTTGTATGCCCGCGCCTCTTCCTGTAATGGTACCGGCTGATCCAGCAGCATATACGCAGCCGCCTTGTTCGGTTTCAAAGTCATCCTTAGCACTGGTTTTATCAGAAACCCTTACGTTAAATAAGGATTGATAAATAGGCAGTTGCATTATTTGCCTAATAGTCTGTGTTTGTTTTTTAGCAAGACTATGGGAGTACGATATATAGAGGAACTGCGAATCAGGATATTGAGATAAAGCCCACGCAATAAAATGTATTAATAACTCTGTCTTTCCGTATCTAGGTGCGATATTAACCATTAACTTCGATTTTTTATGTAAAAATACGTCAGTTAATGCCCTACATATAGTAACGTGATGCGATTCCCTGGAAATAGGGCACGATATATTAAATTCTCTTCCCGTCCTTAATTGATAAAAAACCTGGGTAAAAGACAATAATGAGCCTTGTAAGCGAGCTTTT